TGCCAGCAAGTGGGTTTTATCAGGGCGTTGTTTGGTAAACATGACTGCACCGCATTAGGTGCAGGAGTCTGAAAGCACTGCTATCAGCAGACAAGGAGAACAACAATGAAGTACAGAAAAAAGCCGGTAGAGATTGATGCTTTGCAATGGACTGGGAAAAACCTTGAAGAATGCAAAGCCTTCCTTGGCGATAGTTATTTGCTGCATTTCGCAGAGAGGCGCCCTGACGGCAGGAGCGAAATAGGCATCAAGACACTGGAAGGCAAGCACATAGCAAGCCGTGATGACTACCTGATTCGCGGAGTTAAAGGCGAACACTACCCATGCAAACCTGACATTTTTGCCATGACGTATGAGCCGGTGGAAGCAGGCAAGGGAGGTGAGTGATGGAGCTTATAATCTTAATAATTGGCATTGCACTTGGCTACCTAATCGGCACTCACAGCACACGCTATCAACGCACTGATGACATCCAGCGACTGATCGACATTGACGCTACTCAGCGCAAAGCGGATGGATCGTATCGCGTAGGTGATGACTTTACTGAGTACCAAAAGCACGAATGCGGTGCAGGCAAGCCGCGTGAGGTAGCACGATGAGTCCAATGACATCAGCAAAGTTAACAAACAAACGATGCATGTGTCCTACTTGCAAAGAGGTATTCAGCACTTTAAGCAACTTTGACAGACACCGTGTGGGTACGCATGGGGAACGGGTTTGCGTTGCTCCTAGCTCAACAGGCATGGAGATTAAACATGGTTCAAACGGTACTTGGTGGGGGATGCCTGGGAGAACTAAAGAATGAAAGATGTCATTGACACAGTAACTAGGATGAGACAGCAGCGGCAAGCTGAGGCAAAGCGGATGCTTAAAGAGGCAAGCATTATCTGCGGCACGATCATTGTGCTGGCTGTCATCATCATTGTGATGGGAGTGCGGTTATCGTGATACTCGACTCAGAGTTTTTGCTGTACGCTATTGAGCAGAAACAAGATCAGCAACGTGTCAAATGGTCAGAGCAAACGCGAACGGAAATAACAATTTTAAACCGGAGGTTGATCGAAAATGAAAACCTGCTCCGACTGCCCAGCGTACCGACTGACAAACACTAATGCGGTAGGTTATTGCCCGATCAATCACAGGCAGGTCAGAAAAGGTTATATCATGATGCCTGAAGGCTATTGCCCAAAACCGAACCAAGCTCAACTCATTGAGATACTGGAGCAGATGAAACGTGATGCGATATCAGAAAGAGAATAAATTAGCGCGTGAGATTCTGGAGAACGACATCAAGATGTATCTGTCAGCAGGAGGCAAGATTGATGTGCGTCAGCCTGGTGAATCAGTAGCAGTAGATGGCACAAACCAATGGCCTGCCGGTTTTTACAATGACGACAACATTGCCTTCCACAAGAAACGTCCGAGGCCACGATGAAGTTCGTCACCTACCCCTCTGGAAGCGTCCTGTGCTGCGCTCCACACGATTCTGGGTCAATCATGGCACTATGTAGCGACTTACAGTTATCGTTGCAGGAACGGGCTGAGAAAGCCCAGCAAGAGGTGCAGGAGATACTTGATAGACTAGCCGCCGGAGAGGAATAACGCTCTTTCGGCTTCTCTGCGCCTGACCAGCCCATTAAGTACCTTGCCGCCAGCTTTAGTCCACTTGAGGAACTCGTCTGCTGCGCCTTGATAGTCTGCCCTGTTGTACTTCATCCGCAGCGTACTAGATTGCAAATTGCCTAGCCCCACGTTGAAAGCAAACGAGACCATTGCATCCAGGTGGCACATATTATCAGCAGCAGCAGGACATAATCTTCGTACGCCAGCCGAAAAACGATCCAAATCTGCCTCAAGTAACGCATCAATTTCATCAGCATCCCAAAGCCTATTATGTTCGCTGCGTAGTGGATAGCTGGCTCTCTCGTCAGTTTTGAGCCTTGCCTGATCTGGATAGAGTACTCTGCCATAGCCAATCGTCCAAAGCGTAGCAGGACACTTGTAGGGCTGATTGTGACAGCCCTCAAAGGATTTGATCAACTGGATACCGGCCTCGGATATGCTCATTTCTTGTTGAACGCCTGCGACCCGAACCAGAAGCTGATGATTGCGGCTAGGATAGCCATTTCGTCATCAGAGAAGACCATGTCCATCGCTTCAGCAAAGGCCACGCCTGTGCTGTACGCATACCAGATACCAGCCACATCAACAACGATCAAAAGGCCGACAAACAGGTATGTCACGACTGGGCGAACAGAGGCGCGTAGATTAATCACCCACGTTGATGCACCTTCGCCGATCTTCATGTCATGCTTCCACATAGCCAGTTTTTCCTGCGCCTGTGTCTGCATTGCAATCTGCTCAGTCTTGATTTCCTCGACTCTAGCCTGTGCAACAAAGCCCTCACGAGCAAGTGCAATCTCGCGCTCACGATTAGCGGCCATCATCGCCAGTTCGTGCTTCTTGTCGCCTCGATCTTGTACAAAATCCAGCACCTTCGGCAGGCCACCCGCAGCAAAACCCATTAGGCTTGATATTAAACTCAACATAACTGTTACCCCAGATTCGTTAAAATCCCGATTATTAATGCCAACAATGCACCCACTAAACCGAGTATCACAACAATGGTCAGAGTGTTTGCAATAAACTTTCTCATCTTCCTGCGTTGATTTTGGATAGCCTTAGCGCGGGTGTCTTTAATTCTTGCCCGATCTCTAAGCATATCAACGTAAGCGTCAGTTCCCCACTTGTACACAATAAGCTCACGCAGTTCACGTTCTTGCTGCTCAATTTTCTTGCGAGCCAAGAGTGCTTGCATTGCCTCTTGCTCGACTGAGTTTTTACTTAAAAGCTTTTTAAACAGTGGTGGGTCTTTGGCTTCCTCTTCAGCGGATTTTACGTCACTGACTGCGCCAAACCATGTGCCAAGTTGACCGCCCATGTCTTCAAGCTCACGCCCCATTTCAATGCCACGTTTTATGACCTTGTAGGCACTGGTGGCTATGGCAAGAGCTGAGACTGGGTCGAGCATTACTTATCTGCCTTTTTGTCCAGCTTAGAAAACACTTTGTCAAAGTTCTGATTCATCTCTTGCCGGAAGCCTTGCATGTCTTGCCTGAACTCTTCACGGCTTAACAAAGCAGCCTGCTCACGTTGCAGCGTTTCGATCTTGCGATCCTGCTCCTTGTTGTCCTCGCGCGTGGACTTTACGAACCACGCAACTATGGCTCCTGCTGCTGCGATCATTGCGTCAATAATGCTTGATTCGGGCATGATCTACCTCACTCTGGCTGGGTCGGCCAGACTACAGTTGCTGGGAAGCCCGTCTGTGCACTGATGTCTCTTAACTCTTGACGGTAGGTAGCCCACGCTGCTTTGTCTACAGGAGCATCAGCTACCTGTGTCCAGTCGCTATCCTTGAGCTTGTTACCACGGCTTGTGCGTACAGATGCTGCCTGCTCTGCATCCTTCATGGCTTTGTAAATAGCCTCTTGCTCTGCCGCTGTAGCATCTTCGTTGTCGGTGAAGACGGGGCCAAGAACATACTTGGTATACCACTTACCACCAACTTCCTCTACACCGTCACGCTGACTGTATTGATACACTGTGCCGCCAGTGGCTTGTGCGCCTTCAAAGACTACATCAGCACCCAGAGACTGTAGTATCTCGTCAGTTGTGCGATCCCACGATGCACCGCTTGTGCTTTTAATGTATGCGCGAAACTCTGCTTCGTACATTAATGCGCCTGTAGCTTTAACTCTGATTTGCATGATTTATTCCTTACGCGATAGCCAAATTGTTTCCGTAACTAAAACCAAACTTTTTGTGCCTTGCTCGCCATTCGATAGTTGATTTTTTTATTCCCGTAGCTTGTGCAGCAGCATTTGCTGTTGGGAAGAAACCTTGCGGTGTCGTAACACCTATTGCGTTGTAGTGATTTGCTCCGCCATTTGCTGCACTTATTTTAGCTTTTACCTCTGGCCTGTGCATGGGATTTTTATCCCCTCGCGACCATTCCTTTGGCTTCCCAGTATGCGACTTAGAAATCTTATCTCGAACTTCTTGCGATACGGTTTTTCCAAGGTTGCCAGCCTTTACGTTTTCGCGGCCAGTTCCTATAAAAACATTGCCTATTTCATATGCGCCAATGTCGCCATTTCTACACATGCAAAACTTTTCAGCACCGCGCCCACGTTTCTCCAGCTTTCCAGACTCAGTCCATACAGCCAGCCACTGATCAAAGGTAAGCATAAACGGTATTCCACGACCTTGAGCATTTTGTTCTTGAGTTCTGTACTTCCCAGCCAAGGTTGATCGGCGCTTCCTCACTGCGGCGTTTACGCCTTCCCTTAGGCACTCTCGGCAAGCTCCTCGATAACTCCCGTTATCCTTTCTAAACTCAAAAGCAGAAAACGGCTTTTCCTCTTTACACATTTTACATATTTTCATGGCAACTCCTTGTTAGGTTATTGCCAAGTATACCATACTCTACGCCACGGCAAAAAAGATGAAACTACCGCCGTTAGCATTGATTGCCGCAGGTGCTGTGCTGCTGATCTCAAACCCTGCGCTGTAGGTGTCAACGTAGTCTGTGCTAGTTACTTCAGCCGCTGTTGAGTTCAATAAGAGATACGGATCATTACCCGCTATGATGCCTCTAGCTGTGTCCCAGACGTACCAGTCACCTGTGCTGTCAGTGCGCTTTATGAGGACGAACCTCGCACCACCTGTGAAGCCGCAGTTGATCTGAAGCGTTGTACCTGTGCCTGTGTAGCTGCCTACTTTGGAAACTCCAGCGCAAGTGGCAAAAAGATAGGCTACGTAAGTTGCTGCACTGGTATTTAAAGTTGGACTTGACGTAAGCGCAAATGCGGATGACGTTGGTTGCCCCTGTAATACATTATGTGCGGCGTAAGTGTTATTGTTTCTTGCGTTGGTTAAATTTAAATACAAAAGCGATTCATTGGTAGAAGTAAATTGAGTAAGAACATACCAAGAGTCCGTATAACTTCTTGGCTTAAAAATAATTAGTTCAGGGGCAGTACCAAGATTGTGAGCCTGCGTTACAGCACTTCCCGTCCCCGTATAACAAACCACATCAAAGAAGCCGGGGGCGCGGCGCATTGGGTAATATATCTCAGACGCACCAGAGCTATTAAGATCAGTACCACTGGCAAATCCAAGGGAGAACCCGTTCATAAGAAAACCAGTTACATCGCCCCCAGCAGTAGATGTTCCTTCCGCATCAGTAAAAGCAGATTGAAGAAATTTTGTGTTACCACGTAGCCTGTCTACAAAAAC